AGGAGAAGCAATGATGCTGTCAACAGTGCCTGCCTGTTCCCGGCGCAACCTGCCTTTCAGCTGGCTGACAATGCTGCCGACAGACTTACCTTCCAGCACCCCAACACGCAGCACCTGGCTGAATACTTCGGCTTGCCTAGTGGACATGCGGTCAAACGCTTGGCGCACGACTGAACCATTGGGAAGCGTCAGCTGCTGACCAGCTGTGAGCTGGAAAGTAACCGTGTCTGGGGCCAGCCTTTCAAGCCTGTCGCTCAGGTCAACGATGCCAATCGACGTGGGGTCTGACGTGACAACCGCCTGGGCAAAACTTGGGCTGATCTCAACAGTACGAACAACACGGTTGGTCCCTTCAGGTAAAACTTCCCGCAGCTGCTCAACGGCGAAACCAGATTGCAGCACAGCTAAACCCTGCAGCTCCTCCGCCATCAATGCTGCACTGCTGCCGGACCAAGTGGCCAATGACTCCCTGAGCTGAAGCAATAACGTGCGAAGCCTTGCCCGACGCAACGGCTGCCGCACTTCACCCGTCAACAGAATCTCTTCTTCAATCGCCCGCAGCTGTTCAACAGCATCCAAGATCACGTCGTTGTACGAACGGATGATCCGCCTGGCGACACCGTTGCTGTAACGGTTCAGGTCAATGGCATTGCGGTAGACAGCTGCTGGGGCGCTCATGTCTTTTTGAGACCAACAGCCTCTGAGGAATCAACACAGATGATTGACACGTCTGAGCCTGCACGCAGGGCATCACCAACGATGCCCGTGAACTCCATCAATGCCAGGTCATCAGTTTTTTCAATCGTGCATTCAGTGACGGCACAAACGGCACCACCGGAATACCAAGTGGTCCGTATCACCGCAAAAGAGTTCCCCATCAGCTCCGCTTGGACGTAATGCAAAAGCTGCTGACGTGATGGCTCGTCAGGGCTTTTTTTGCTGCGGTTCAACCAACCCATCACTCAGGCATCTGCTCATCGTCAGCCTCAGCTTGCCCCTCAGGCATGGTTTCGGCAGCAGGTTGGCGTGGCTCAACAGGGTCAACCAATCCACCGTTCTGCGTGGCTTCAACCTCTTCCTCAACGTCAAAGTCATCACCCAGCACTTCGCCAGCCTCAAGCTGGTCCAGCAATGTCTTTTGAGTGATGGTGCCTGCGGTGTACAGCTGCAGCAAAGCTTGGATCTCCTGCGGCTCCAGCCGTGATGCAAGAAAGTCACGGTTCACAAAGCTGCTGCCTGCCTGCTGCTCCTGCAGGAACTGGGCATGGAAGTCCAGGCAGTTATCGATCAGGTCTTGCATCTGCTGAGCAATGACCATCATCGTGCTGTCGCCTTGGCTGCGGTCAATCTTTTTCGCCTCAGCTGTTTCTGCGCTGAGCTTTTGCCCCAATACAGCAGCAAGGCCAAGCTCATTGATCTGCGATGCAATCTGGTCCAGCCGCTTGAACTGGGCTTCGTAGCTGCGACCACCCGGCTCAATGTATTCAGCACGGCCATCAGCAGGGAATGCAATGGCCTCGCCAGGGCCAGCAGAAACTTCCTCAGCGGCCTGTGGGAAACCGTAGAAAGCCAGCATCGGCACAGCTGAAATGTGCAGCTGGTTGTCCAGATCTGACTGGACTTGATACTGCTTCAGGTTCAGCTCTGCGATGTCAGCCAATGGAGGGCTCGACTCCAGCACGTTGGTCCGGTTGGAATACGCAACTGAAAAAGGGATTTCGCTCAGGCTGGTGGTGCCTTCCTCAACAACACGAAAATCACCCCTGGCATCCTTTTGGTGGATCTCAAACGCACCAGGCGTAAGGACACGCACCTGCTGCACTTCCTTTTCCCCATACAAGCCATCAGGGACAACAACACGTTCCATCAGCCGCAGCTGAGTCAACCGTTGTTGGCCATCTTCGTTTTCCACACGCCAACCGAGGATGTCCCTGGGCGTATATGTCACCCAATACGGGCGGCCATTTGCACCTGCAGCAGGGGCATCAACAAGGACACCTACGTGGCCATAGCGGACGCACTTGCGAGCAGTTTCATACGTCCAAACATTCAGGTCATTGCCCTGCAGGTCAACATCAAACAGCTGCTCCCTGATGTTGTCTGACACGTCTGTCAGCCGCACAGGCTTCCGCGTCAACATGCCCGCAAGCATGCGCTCCAAACGCACATAAAACGGCGCCAGAACACTTCTCAACAGGCGATTGTCATATGCCTCATCCAGTTCCCTTGGTTCTTGTGGCAAATATGTCCGGTGTTTTTTCCTGATGCCATATGTGCCCAGCAGCAGGGTTTCAATCAGAAGCCAATGCGGCTCCATGTTTACCCAAGCAGTATTCGGGTCATTGACCTGCGTAACGTTGCCTACACGTTGGCGACCAGAAAGACCCGAGTACACAGCTGCAAACCACCCAGTTCCTGCAGCTTAGTAAAGCCTGATGCCTGTGCCCCGTCCAGCACGTTGATGCAGCGGATTGAACTCACGCCAAACCAAATAACCAAGGGCGTCATTCATGTGGTCATAGCCAGCATCTTTGTCTGGCTCACCACGTTCTGTATATGACTGCAGCTCAAGGCACTCAATGGTCCGCTTGCAACTGCTGACTACCTGCAGCCTGACTTCACCTTTCCCGTTCTCCAGAACAGCTTGCACAGCAGCCACCCGATCACGGATGGGAGGATTTGACCTAGGCGATTGGTTGATGAAGCCATAGGTTTCCAAGATCTGGATGTCGGTCTGGCTGGCGTTAGTAGATCGTGCTCCGCCTGATGCGTCAGGGTAGATATATATGCGGTTGTTGGGAAATCGTCTGCGTATTTCTTGACCCAAAGCGTCGGTGTCATGGGCACCGCTGACTTCATCAATCAGCAATAGATGGTTGCCAAGACGGACACCGATGACGGCTGACATGTTGCCAATATTGAAGTCAACGCCAACCCGTAAGGGCTCAGAGCTGATATCTGGGTGTTCTGTTGTGACGTGTTTGGCCCGGTCAAAGCGGTCATAGACCTGGCCTGTTGTGAGGTTGCAGAACTGACCTTCCAGGTACGCCTGGAGGAGTGATGGGTCGTAGTTGGCCTGCAGCCGTTCGATGAAGTCTTGGGGCAGATGTGGATTATCCGCCGAGCGCATCCTAATCAGCTTGCGATCATCACGCTGTTTGGCGTCATCTGTGCCAAAGGTTTGCCACATCCAGCGAAAGCCTTCAGGCGTGGATGCTGCTGCGAACTGCCTGACATTGCCCGAGCGCAGACGGCCAAGGATCTTGGGAAACGCCCTTGAACAAACGCTGGGGTTGACCGTGTCAATCTCATCAGCAAGGACAAAGGCCAAGTTCAGGCCAATGATCCGTGACCAGTTCTCAAAACTGCGGCACAGGATTTTCGTGTCACCACCAGGCAGGTGCAGTGTGTACTCAGGGAGTGGTGATGCCCTGTGGGTGTAGGGCACCTCATACGCCTCTAGGAAGCCCTCAAAGTCGTTTTGCCAAATGTCCCTGACCAATGGGCCAGTCGGCTCCATCACGCAGCCAATGAAACCCTGATTGGCAGCGGCAAGGTGCAGGGTCTTGGCTGCCAGTGCCCTGGTCTTGCCAGCGCCGTAGCCAGCAGACAACCCGATGATCTGGGTCTGTTCGTCTTCAACGAAGGCCAGCTGGCCAGGGTGTAGGTCAGCCCTTACCTGCTGCAGCAGCCGATCGACATCAATCTGGCTGTCCTCAGCACCAAGCCGTTGAAGGATGTTGCCCCTTGGGATCGTGGACAGAACACCCATCAGTCATACAGCTTGGCGATCTTGGCAGCGGTGTTGATGCAGCCCAACACAGCTTGGAGGTTGGACTGTTCCATGCCCTTCTTGTGGACGACGTTCAGCTGGGACAAAAGTATTGCGGCAAAAGCTTGGCGATCCAAGTTGAAATCTTCTTCAAGGCGCTTTGTGGCTAGGGCAATGTATTCATCGCTTTGCCTTTGCTTCAGCCCCCATTCACTTGCGGCGTATTGCAAAAGATCTGAACGTGTTGCGCCATTGGCCATCATTCGGGCAAACCTTGCTGTCCGAAACTCTTTTTCTGCTTTCGTGCAGCGTGGATTCTTGTCCATGGTTTCAGCCTAATGATGCAAACGAATCCAGGGCGTACCAGACGTGTGAGTTGCGATAGCCGCCTTGATGCGTGGGAACTATTGGCGTCACACCGTGACAGTTCCTCCATGCCGGATAGACAAGCATCGAGCCATCCGTTTGGTCAAAGGTGGCGTCGTAGTCGGGGACATGCAAGTTTCCGCCAGTGCTGTTCCGGCGCTTGGTGATGATGATGTTGATGGCGCCTTTGACGTTGGCGTGGTCTTGGTGGATTGGTGCTGCGATGTTGCAGTTGCTGATGGTGCTGCTGAAGTGCTTTGCAAAGCGCCACTTCTCAGGAACACGGGCTTGGACCTTGCTGCTGTGCAGCTGGGTGACTTCAGGTGCCAGCTCCTGCACAAGCTGATAGGCGGTGATGCCTGCCTTGTGCATGGCTTTGACAAAGGTGCCAGCGGTCTTGCTGCTGTGGACAGAGGACCGTGTGCCGTATGCCCGTCGCATATGCGGCTTGGGCGGCACACTGCCAAGGATGGCTGAGTACTGGGAGATCACTAGGTAACGCTTCTTGCCGTTGGGGCCTGGTGGCAATGGACGCTTACGGTCCATCATCGTTTTGGGCACCCTGGTTGAGTTGACCTCGTGGTCAGCAATGTTGATCAGGTTCCGCAGGTCATCAGGCAGTTGCTTGATAAACAAGCCCACCCGGGTGCCATCAGGGTCAGCAAGGATGCAGGACTCTGTGACGTTGGGCTGCAGCGTTGGGCAGGTGTCCCCGATCTTGAGCTTGGGTGCCTTTGGCTGAAGGGTCAGGACTGGCAGCTTCATATCCACTGGAGCTTTCCGTGGGTGACTGTTTTGAGCTTGATGTTGGGCACGTCGCCGGACTTGGTGTACAGCTTGCTGATGCCGGGGAAACGGTTAACGATCTGCTGCAGCTGAGCCTCGTGGTCTTTCGCACGTTTGTCCTTGCCACCAAGTTCAGCCTGGATCCCACCTTCAGCGAAGTACTTGGTCTTGGGGCAGTACCCATCAATGCGGACAACACCCTTGTAACGCTTGAAGGATCTCAGGGTCAGCTCAAAGTCTTCACCAGATGACTGGCGTGGACGGTCATCACCGCACATAGCTGGATCACCCGCAAACGTGCCGTGGAAGATGCCACAGATGTACCGCAGGCCAACGGTGATGGTGGGCTTAAGGAACATGCCATTAGCCACAGGATTGATTCCCCAGAGCCTTGCTCCAGTGTTTTGGCAGACCTGGAAGCCTTTGGACACCAGGCGGTCAAGGTCGCCGGTGTACGCCTTCAAGGCGTTGCCATCTTTGACGTACAGCCCAGCAATGTCGTCATCCAAGTTGAGGATGCGTGTGCCGGGTTTGTAGTAGTGCAGGTTGTACCAGATGCGGGAGTTGATCAGCCCTGGCTGGCTGATGACAACCTTGACGCCAAGGCCAATCGCTTGCAGAGCGGTGTCATACAGGTGCTTCTCATTGCTGTCAGCCACGAAGACAGTGACACGGCTGAAATCAGCGTTGGTGCGCTTCAGGGTTGTGAGCGTTTCAGTGATCAGACGCGTTGGCCGCTTGTAGCTGGGGATTGCGATCTGATAGTCGATCATGCAGCCAAAGCCTCAATCAGCTTCATCCCCACGTACTCACCACGCTTGCGAGCTGCTTCCACTAGGGCCTTGGCTTCTTCGTAGTCCTCAGGGCGAAACTCAATCTGGATGGCTTTCATGACGCCAT